TTTACCGCTTTTGGTTTTATAAGCAGTTATACCAAAGTTAAAAACTCGTAAACCTAATTTTTTGCTCGTTTCTTTTAATTTACTGTTCTGTGTAATTATACTTTTCATTTTGTTTTGTTTTTAAGTGATTAATTAATTTCGATATTCAAATATACAACCTTTTTTTTAATACGCAACAAAAAAAACAAAAAACTTTACAAAAATATTAAAAAAGTGTACAAAAATAATTTTTTAACGTTTTGCAGCTTCAAAGCGTAAACCTAAATTTACAAAGCGATATAAATAGAATGTACACGTACGTGAATAAACAAATTAATTTAATACACAAATAAAAAATGTTAAATTTTATTTATTTATTTTTATTCTAAATAAGGCAAATATAAACATATGTTTACCTCCATAACAAAGACGGATTTTTAGCCCCATAACAAAGACGGAGTAATTATATTACCTCCATAACAAAGACGGAGAAAAATACAGTTCGACCTCCATAACAAAGACGGAATTATTTTTTACCCCTCCATATTAAACAAAAAAAAAGGGAGACAAACTTAATTGACCCCCTCCATATTAAACATTTTATTTTTATCTTATCACATAAACTCCAGAGTTTACTCCCTGCACCAAGTACATCATAGCATATCTAATAGCATCTATAAAGTGATTGAACTTATCTATTGGTGCTTCCCCTTTATCCTTCCATACATAGTTGTTTAATTCTCTTATGATACCGTGAGAACCTCTATCTACTATTATCTCGTAGTCCTGCATCAAAGCAATACCAGACAAGATACTACCTTTCTTCTTAATGGTTGGTTTTATGTTCAGTCCCAATGTCTTTAGCTCAGATATAAGTCTGGGTTCAGAGTTGTCACAGATAATCAAATCCATACCACACTCATTCCTATTCCTTGTAGCAACCTCAGATGTGTTTAAATGGGCTTTTCCGTAGATTTCCTTAACCCAAACCTTTCTGGCGTGTTTGTCTACCGAAATCTTCACAAGTGTCGTTAAATCGGCTGAAAATCCAAAATCCTGCCCATAGCAAGTAGTTTCTGTGGGTATAAAGTCTCCAACTCTCCATTTTCTGATAATTGTACCTTCCGCTTTTTCAAGCCATCCACCCAATATCTGGTGTTGGTATTTATCTGGTCTCTTACGCTTCATCTCAAATATTCTACCTAAGAATGACTCTGATAAGTTGTCTTTATTGTCTTTATAGGTTGTATGGATGTAGCTAACATCTCCTTTTTTTAGGTTTGATGCTGCAAGTACGTTTTCATTCTGAAAGAACCTTTGGTATATCCAATGCTCCTTAGTAGTTGGGTTTAAGATAAGTATAACTCTGTTCTGTTTAGTTAGTGAACGTATAGAGAAATCAATCTTATCAAAAACACTCTCATCTGTAAGTTCTTCCGCTTCATCTACTACAAATGTAGTGATACCGTTAAGAGATTTAAGTGCTGCTGTCTGATTACCAGAAGATGTCCTAATACCTTTAAATATGATAGAAGAACCAGTCTTTAGGTTCATTATCTCGTCCTTAGTTATCCTAAAGTCTTCGTGTACACCCATTAAGTTAATCTTCTCAATAAATTCTGGAATAATAGATGTGTGTGCCGATATCATAGTGTATCGTGAGAATAGAATCTTATGTCCTTTCTCATAGGTAAGGTTAAGCAGGAATACATTGACTCCAAATGACTTACCAGAACCCCTACCTCCAGTAACAACAAAATACCTACTCTCATCTTGGAAAATAGGTATGTACTTCTTGTGTATGTTTATGTTATTCATCTTTAGGTGTTACGTCTATAATTTTATCCTTTAGCTTCTTACCTTCTATACTATCTCCAAAGAAGTTTATAGTAGGTGCTTGTACCTTAGTAGAGGTTTCTTCCTTCTCATCTCCATAAGCGAAATCTAATAGCAGTTTCATATGGTTGTAGCTACCTTCCTCAGCTTTCTTAGCTAAACTCTCAAAGGCATTTACCTCACTACCAAACACATTCTTAATAGCTTTCTTAGCGTACTGCTTCTTTCTATTCTTCTTGGCTTGGTTCATTGCAGGTTTATTAGACCTCTCTCTTTCTGGAACTGGAAGTTTGGGAATAGATTTCTTTCTACTATTCCCTTTTCTTCCGTCTGTTGGTTTAATCTCTTGTGAATTGCTCATAATAAGTTAACTAAGGTGTCTTGTTTTTGTTTTAAAGCATTGACGCTTTATGACAGTCCCAACTACAGTATCCATACTCTCTCTCTATCGGTGTACCACACTCTAAACAATCAAATTGCTTATCGTCTTTACTTAAATGTTCGTCTAATTCGTTATCAAATCTTTCCATCTGTTATTTTTTAATATTTTTAAATATGTGTGCTATTACATCTACAGTCCATCCATTGCCTATCATTTCAAGCCTTTTATTGTCACTTACTCCACTTGTATAGTTGTCTGGTACGTTTTGACATCTTTCAGCTTCTATTGGATGAATTCTCCTATAAATGTCATTTTCGTAATCTAAAACAATGTTTAACTTACTTGAAGGTTGTGCTTTAGGTAAGGTGCAAATCTTTTTTTCCTTAAAGTACGCCCTATCTTGTTGAGACCAATACTTCTTTCCACTTAAATCCCATTTTATATAGTTTTTAGTTATTTTTTTAGTTTTTGTAATCCTCTCATCTGTAAAAACTTTGTAAGAGTCATCATAAATAATATCTCTCAATAAAATACCTTTATCTTTAGGTTGTTCTACATTAGGTATATTAGTCCAATAAAACCTTCTTCTGTTTTGTGCCGACACTAAGTTTGAGTTTATCTCAATAGGTTCTACACCTAATTCATTACTAATAACATCAGCCCAGTCTTTTTTCATTACTACATTTTCAAGTAAGAAATATTTTGGTTTCAACTCCTTTAATAGCCTTACATATTCCCAAAATAAACCACTACTATCTCCATTTAGTCCTTTCCCATCAGTCTTTGCTTTACTTAAATCTTGACAAGGGGAACCACCAAACAATAAATCTATACTTGGTAAATCATCTCCTTTTACATCTGTAACACTTCCGATTTGTTTTGTGTTTGGATAGTTCTTCTGCGTTATTTGTATTGCATACTTGTCAATTTCACTTGCAAAGTAATTATCATACTTAATCCCTAATTTGTTGAGTGCTATCTGTCCACAACTCATTCCATCAAATAAACTTAATACATTCATAATGTTATTTGTTTTTTCTTATTAATTCTATCTCTCTATTCAAGTAATCTTGTGCCTTTAGTAAGTCTTGCAGTTCGTCTTTCTTCTTACCTGCTCTTACAACATACTTAATAATGTTACCTCTACAGAAGTTTACATTGTAGTCGTTGATTACGTCAATTAAGTCGTATGAATTACCGTTATCGTAATGTGGTTGTGTGCTTCTCATAATTTATATTTTATTGTATTTCTATTATTTCGTATTCATTCTTTGCTTTCCAACTCCAAGACTTAACTCTTAAACGTATTAGGTCTCGTATCTCTTGTATCTTGTCATCTGGAACTTCTGATATTATATTACTTATCTCAATCCTCTTAGAATCTGAAAAGGAAACCATCTTAGATAAAGTAATCTCTCTTAATCGCTCTTCATCAGCTTTCTTAGCTGCTTCAATCCTATCTTTCTTAGCTTCTAACCTCTCTCTTTCTAAAACCTTATCTTTAAAGAAAACATCGTAGTAATCTCTAAATTCATCGTAGTTTGCATAGTAAACATCCATTTTATTGAATGCGTGGTACACAGATGACCTATTTCTTCTGTCTCCTACAACTTCAGTAAAGTGTCTGGCAATAGCTCTATCATTCATATCATTTAAGTCCTTTAAAACCCTATAAAGCAACGCTCTTAGGTAGCTTTCTTTAGGAGTTCTTCCTCTACCACCTAACTCGAATCCAGTAAGCTCAGAAAAGTAATTACATAGCATATTAGCTACCTCTAAATTATATTTTTTCATTTCTTATTCTATTTTGTTTATCTCTTCATTTATATTATACAATTCCTTAACGTACTTATTTGTATCGTACCAATCTAAGGCTTTTTTTATTCCTGCACAAGGTAAATAGTCTTCCATTTCTTCATAATGCTCTAAAACCTCTTGTAAGATGTATTTAGGCATACCTTCTTGCATCTCAAGTATAGTGTAATCAAAGAAGTCATCAACTATCCTTTGTTCACTATCTGATAATTTGGTCATAGCAGTCTGTTTTTAGTTTTAGTAATGACTTAGCTTGTTCGAACATAGCTCTTGCTTCATCTCCATACACTTGCTTGTATAGTCTGTAGGTCTTGCTAATTAGAGAGAACTCGCTTTTAGAGTCTTTAAAAAGCTTTAAGGCATAAGCCTTACCATACCCCTTACATACCTTTATATTGTCAGCAGTATCTCCTATAATCATCTGAGAGTAGAAGTTATTGAGTGCTTCTTCTTCTGTAATCTTTATAAGTTCTCTATTCTTGTAGTTGTAGTCATAGAACCAACAAGGGAATTGCTTATAGTCCTTGTCAAGAGACATAATGATAACATTGTCCACACCATTCTTCTTAACCTCCTCAGCCCATAATGTAGCTACTACATCATCAGTCTCTACACCGTCTCCCCATACAGAATCATAAGTAAACTTTACTAAGTTATGTAAAGCACCTAATATCTCTGGCTTCTTTGCAGTTCTATTAGCTTTGTATGTTGGTGTTATGTTTTTTCTAAAGTTGTTTATAGAGCCGTTACAGAACACAACCTCATCCACAGCCACCTTATCTTCTAAAAAGGATAAGCACCGTTGAAACCCATCTGTAAACTTATCAAAAGCAACATCCACATCTGTCTCAAACAAATCATCTTTGTCTAAGCGATTATCCTTACCTTTAAAGCAAGAAGCGTAAATTAAACTATC